AATGGACTACTTGAGTTTAATGTACTTTGTAGGGAAAAAATAACAATGGATTATCCACACAGTTAAAGAAGGTAAATATCAAGCGAATTGTCTTTGTGGACGACTATATGATCAATCAAATTTCGCCAAAAGATAGCCTTTTGTTTTCTATCGAATTTCTCATAAATTGATGATATATCCGACTCGAGTAAAACATTTAACTTTTCATTCCTTCTGATTACTGCTGCACTTCCATCCGCATCAATTTGTACCAATCTAGAGTTTATGTCGTAAGATTTATCATCGAACTCTTCTCTTGAAATGTATCCATCGATATATAGTTCTTTGACTCTTTCAAGTTTTTGTTTTAATTTCTTTATTTCTTCCTCGTGGTTTTCCGCAAGATCCTTTTCAGATACTGAAACAATGTTATTTTTGATGACTGTTTTTATATTTTTTAACAACTCTTTTTCAATTTTTTTCTCGCTTTTACAAAAGTGCTGAATGGTGCCACCCATTACTTTTTTTTGGCATGTGTAATAGTAATTGATATTCTTTCTTATGCGATAATATGAAGACATCCTATGACCACAAACTTCACAGCGCAGTAAGCCGCTGAATAGATATGTTACATTTTTCTTATTGTTTTTTACATATCTTTCTTTATATACTTTGTTTGCCTCATAAAATGTATCTACATCTATGATTGGCGGAAAGTAATTATTTATACCTCTGTACTTTCCGATATATTTCTCATTCGCAATGATCTGTTGAACGGTTGACGGGCACATTGGTTTTGAATACTTTGCAATAACTTCACGTACCGTTTCATTTAGATTTCCACACTGAATATAGGTATCAAAGATAAAGCGAACAATCTCGGCATCGAATTCGTTGATACACGGCTTTTTTGAACGAACTACGTAGCCCAAAGGCATTTGACCGGTCAATACTTCACCTTTCTTCAATTTGCTCTCAAATACGTCTAAAATACGCTCTGAGTCCTTTTCTATTTCTCTTTGTGATAAAGAAACACGTAAATTAAACATGAACATACCATCAGCTGTAGAAGTATTTATATCGTCTTCGAAAATAGAGATTATGTATATTTTCTTTTTGTTTAATTCTTTAACAATTTTATTTGCATCTAACACATTTCTCGAAAATCTGTCTAATCGAGTAAAGAGTATGTAATCGCCTTGTTCCGATTCTTCAATCATCTTTAAAAATTGCTTCCTTTTAGTTAATGATGATGCAGAAACACCGTTATCAATATAAGTTCCTACCACTGTATATTGATTATTTGAACAAAAGTCATTTAACGCTGCGATTTGAACTGGGATTGATATATTCTTCCTCTTTTGTTCTGCAGTTGATACTCTTGCATAAAGTCTAGCTTTTTTCATAAGTACCCATCCTTTCATTTTCTATTTAAATTTGATAAAATGAGTACATAAAAAGTTATATGACTAGTGCTCATACTTTTTATGTACAAGGTGTATTGCCGTACACCTCTTTAACAACCTTCAGCATTGCCAGTGCTGGAGGATTTTTTTATTTGACATTTTCTTAGTGAATCAATTACAATAATATTACCGGAGGTACTTACTCCTCGACAGGTCAATAGCTGGCGAATGGTTAATAATACTAAGCGTATGATAAGTACGTCTTCCCAGTTAGGAAAGTCTGATAGAAATATCAGACTTTTTTATTTAGGTAGCCTTAGTAATATATCTAAATGACATTTTGCTCTAAGATATTCAGATGTTTCAAACCAATTGTTATTGATAACAAAAGAATGTCTTACAGTATTTGCTAAAATATCCGCCATTTGGATTCCAAAATCATTTTTAGAATCTTTATATACAACATTCAATTTTAAATCATTGTGTAATATCGGTTTATGAATAGTTCCGTAATTATAATTGATAATTCCATAACGCAATTCCTCAATCAAACCATCATGCAATGTATAATAACCATTAGTTTTAGTTGGCATTTCATCAATGTTTACATGGAGATATACTGGAAGATTTGGATTTATAATTCTTCTAGAAATTAAGTTATTGATAGTTGTCTTAATAATCCGTCTTTGTGCATATTCGTTAAATCTACCTTTAGATGCTTTATTATTAACAATATAACCATGAAGGTTTTTGTTATATATGACAGTCGCAAATGTAGTGTATTCTTTACTTAAATTTATGATTCTTCGTCTATGCTTTGGCTTTATGCTGAATGCTTTTATCTCAGGACAAACCAAAGAACAAGTTTGATTATCTTCTGTACAATATTTACATTTAATTTCTTCATTTATCTGGCGATACATATTAGTAAATTTGGACTTTTCACTAGTATTTTGAAATACAATTCCTGCAAAGACTGCGTAATCTTCAGATTTTGAAATCTTACCAGAATCATCCATATATAAATAAATATGTTGATAATCCATCCCCATCACTCCTTCCTAATAGTATTCTGCTATATCATCTGGATTCATATGCCAAATTACTCGTCCGATAATATAGAGTTGATCATCTTCTAAATTGACTGTAATTGGATGATGTCCTTTATCTGAACTGTCAGGCATCAGCATCACTTGACTATCTCCGGGATATAACCTCTTCACTGTGGCTTCTCCATCTAGCCAAGCGACTACGATAGTTCCTTCTTTTAACACTGTATCTGGTACTTCTTCAGCTACTACGATAGATCCATCCTGAATAACATTGTTCATACTCGTTCCATTTACCTGAAAGGCATGGAGTCTTTTTTTACGATTCTGGAACTTGATTGGAACATATACCACAGCATCTGGTTCTGCTTCTAACAGTTCAGTAGGTGATCCAGCTGATAGATTGGTACAGTAATGAAGAGGGAAGTAATCATCAAAGATGATATTTACTTTAGAAAGGGTTTCAGATTCTTCTCTATATGAATTTCTTGTATTTGTTTTTCCATAAAGATAATTCATATCAACATTGAAATAGTCACAAATTAAATCCTTCATATCGTCTTCAGGGATTCTAGAGCCTGATTCATACATAGAGATTGTACTTCTAGCAACATTTAATATATCAGCCAATTGCTGTTGAGATAATCTTCTTTCTTCTCTTAATAATTTTATAGTATCTCCAATAGTTCTCATTTCTTTTACACCTTATTATCTTTCTACACTTAAAGAATATCACGAAATGTGAACATTGACAATTAAATATGTTCACAAAAAGTGAATTTTATTATTGACACGATTCGTGACTCGTTGTAATATAATGGTGTAGTCACGATTCGTGACATGAAAGGAGTGAAAATATGCCGGATAATAAAACGGTGGGGGATCGCATCAAAGCTCTAAGAGAAAAGAAAAATTATTCTCAAGAAACATTAGCAAAAATGATTGGTGTAGCCGTTTCTACAATATGTATGTACGAAACTGGCGAAAGAAGTCCACGTGATGAAATCAAAGTTAAAATTGCTAATGCTTTGGGTAAGAGTGTGAATTATATTTTTTTTAGAGAATGATGTCACGAAATGTGACACAACATCCTAGAAAGGAATACATATGAGCTTAAAAGAGTTTCGAGATAATCTTGGCCTAACACAAAATCAGATGGCTGATGAAATAGGTGTATCTAAATCTTATTATTCAAAAGTTGAATCCGGTTTTCAAAAACCAAGTTTCGAATTTTTGAGGAAATTGAAATCGAGGTTTTCAGATGTGGATATTGATGAAATGTTTTTCTAAAAAAAAACAAAACGCCAATAGAGGTGCAATCTCTACTGACGTTTGCCTGAATTTATTCACTCTTAGCACTTGCAAGTCATTAATGATATACAAGTTCCTTGCGTACCTTCGGTGATACACAAGTACCTTATACAAACAAAAACAACTACATTAAATTGCACTTAATGCTTCTATGGGGGCTCCATCACTTATGCAGTTTCAGTTCTGCATAAAATTAATAATTTAAAAAGCCCGTTAGCTGATGGATTCAATGAATGAAGTCTGTGTTCATTCATTGAAAAAGAGAGCAGGGCAAATTCAAAACTGCTTTCAAAAGCGTTCCTCCTTTGCCTCATAGGGCATATATATTTTATCACAATTTGGAAACATTCAAAACAGAAAGAGGTGTAGAGATGGAAATGTATAAAGGATGTCCTAAAGGCCATCCAGGTCCTAAAGGAATGGAGTATATGAGCATGTTAGAAGCTTATGAATTTGTATCAAAATCGTTAGGTGTGAATAGGGAAGATATTCCTGAATTTGATAGTTTTGAAGAGTTATTTAGTTGGTACCATTCATCAATGAATTCTAAGAAAGGTTTTGATGTTTGTATAGAACATACAGATGGGACAAACTCCCATAAATTATCAATAACTTGGAAGTAAGGTCGCTTTGTTGACAGTGTTGATAATTAATATCTATTGATAAATGCATGTATTACCTCACAATCCAAGAATATTTTATCACAGAGAGGGGATGAGAATATGACAAAAAAAGAAAGAGAACAGATCCATGATAGGCTGACATATCAGATGATGGAAAATGTAAATCGTCATGCAGCGGTTCAAGAGATGATCCAGGAAGAGGACAAAGAAGGTAGCGACATGGTAAAGCTAACAGTTGCTTTTTGTGCAGGGTGTTTGGTAACAGTCGCTGCATCCATGTTGCTCACAATGCTTTAGAAAGGAGAAAATCATGATATATGGAACATTAAAAGAAAGTCGCTTAAAAGAAGCCTTAGAAAGAGCACTGAATCTTAATAGATCAACAAAAGTTTCAGTGCAAATAAAAAAAGCGCCTTCCGCCGACCAAAGCAAGAGCGCTTAAAAGTGGATAGCCTAAAATATCCACTCCTATTTTAACACAGAAAGTTCCTGGCTTACAAGCAGAACATCGGAGTTGCGTGAGTCCTACATTCTGAATCAGTTCTTATAAGCTATACAAATCCAATTGATAATGTGCAGACAGATTGGTGTTTCATATCGAAAAAACTTTTACCGGTGTTCTGCTTATAGGTCAGGAGCAATAGAAGGAGATTAAAAGATGAAACAAATAACATTAACAGAAGAAAAACTTAAAAATTCAATTGTTTTAGCCGTGTCTAATATTATGAAAAAAGCACCACAGGGAGAAGGTTTTGTAGATTTTCTTTTCATAAACGCGACAGTTGCGGGAATGATTGAAGCTGAGTTAAACAAGATCTTGTTTGGTGATATGGAAAATAATCAGAACAATGAGGATGTAAAATCATGATTTCAGATGATCGAAAACTGGTGTTTTTATCTTTAACTCAGCCTCCAATTCCAATTATTAAAGATGCAGAAAATGAAATGGATGTAGTTATTGAGTGTCCATACTGCGGTCATAGAACAAAGGTTGGAGATACATTGATGATAAGCGGTTTCGTTGGTTGTGATCATTGTTACTTCGTACCTGGAGGTTTGCAAGAAACAGTTATGTATGTCAAAAAAAATGAGAAATCGAATTACATCAGCGGAAAGTTTTATGATGAGGGATTTGAACATAACAGGAATAAGAAGAAAGGTAAAGAACTATGAAAGAAGATGTTTTGATAGATCTTTTAAAAAGAACTGGAAAACAATCTAGATCAAATCTAATCGTAGCTTTAAACTTCGACAAAGAAAGCAAACGTCCAGATCGTTTATTAAGGAAAACCAAAGAAAGAATCAATCTGTCAGATGGAAAATACAAAGATGTTTTGATAGTTGGATTCAGTGCCAGCAAAGGATACAAGATTGCCGACACGGAAGAAGAATATAAACATTTCATCATGGAAATGAAGGCAAGAAAACAGTCAATGGATATTCAGATTGAAAAGGCCGAGAGACTTTTGAAGAAAATGGAAGATGATGGTCATGAATGAATGCAGGCAGTTCATCATACATCAGATCAAGAATGCAGAATATTCATTGGCATTCTATCGGCAGAAGGTCCTGACGTTGAAGGACGGAACGTCAGAGAAAAATATATATAAGATCCAGTTGATCGATAAACAGATCGAGCTGGAAAAATGGAAGTATTGTTTGAGCATCTTGCAACAGAAGGAGGAAGGAACATGAGTGCATCAAATTATCTTGTGATCCAGGACTGGATGATAGAGGAACTGAAATTGAAGGGCATGGATCTGATCATCTATGCTATCATATTTGGTTTTTCACAGGACGAAAGATCTGGATTTGTAGGAAGCCAGAAGTACCTAGCATTCTGGTGCAATTCGTCCATAAGAGGGGTCCAAAAATCACTTAATAAATTGACCCAAAATGGTCTCATTTATAAGTCGGATTCAGGTCTTAGAACAAGGAGTATAGACGAACTAAGTTCGTTAAAAGGCGAACAAAGTTCGTGTGAACAAGACGAACAAAGTTCATGTCAAGGCGAACTCAGTTCGTGTCAAGGCGAACTTTGTTCCGAAAAAGACGAACTCAGTTCGCCCAATAATATAGATAATATATTTATATTAAAAGAAAAAATAAATAAAAAAGAAAAGTTGGATGCAGATGATGACGAGAAGAAACGATTCAAGATACCATCGGTCATTGAAATTGCATCCTATTGTAGGAAGAGAAATAACACTGTCGATGCACAACGTTTTTTTGATTTTTATGAATCCAAAGGCTGGATGATTGGAAAGAACAAGATGAAGGATTGGAAAGCAGCTGTTAGAACGTGGGAGAACCAGGAGCGAAAGAGAAGGCAAAGCAATGATACATTGCCATACGTCTAGAGGTGATGTCTGATGATCTCAGAAAAACAGGGAACCCTGGAATATCATCTTGCAGCGATTGCCTGCTTTGACGATAAGTTCATCCAGGACCCGAACTTGAAGATCGAACTGTTCACCAATTCAGGTCTTAGAGAAATCGTCCGTGTATGCAAGAAAGTTTTTTCTGCCAAGCATACGCTGGCAATGGAAGACATCGTACTGGAATTATCAAAGGAAGGTCTGGAGAACACATATATATCGTTGATGGATCATGCCTATGAAAAATCAAGATATGATGATCTGCTGGATCAATTGCAGACAAGTTGGATGATCCGTGAATCCTACGCAAAGCTGGACAGTGTCAATGCCGAAGAGATCACATTTGATGAATATCAGTCGCAGGTTGCTTCACTTGGTAAGGATTTCAATCTGGGCACAGCATCCAAATGGTCTGAACAGAAGATCCTGGATGAGCTGCAGCGAAAGGAAGAAAAAATCCATTTTAGGAAAATGGCATTTTATGAAGAAATCGTTTCACCATCAAAGAAAACAGTAAACGTTATTGCAGCTAGAACTGGTGTTGGTAAGTCTGCGTATGCATTAAACATCATGAATGATTTGGCTGAACAGTATAAATGCCTATATTTCAATTTAGAAATGACAGAAAAGGAAATTTATCAAAGGTTGATGGCGATAGAAAGTGGTGTTCCAATTCATAACTTCACATTGATGAAAGAAAATGAATTTAATCGATTTCAGAAAGCTGCAAATAGATTTGACAAAAAAATGAAAGTGAGGATCTATTCCGGTTCCAAATCAATCGAAGGTGTTAGAAAGATCATAGCCAGGGAGTCAAGGAACGAGCATTGCCTGGTGTTTATCGATCATATTGGATATATAACGAACAGAAAAATAAACAATACACGTGAAAGAGTGCAACAGATCATGATTGACCTGAATAACATATCGAAGGATTTTGACTGTACCATATTTGCACTGAGTCAGTTAAACCGTAACGCTGATGATTCGCCAAAACTGATTGATCTAAAGGATTCTGGAGAAGTCGAACAGACAGCACATTCAGTCGTTTTACTGAATGACTGCACAAAGAATTATTCAGATCCAACACCTCACTATGAATTGATATGTGCAAAAAACAGAGGCAGAACTGGTAAACGAGAAGTCGTATTTAATAAAAATAATCAACAGTTCCAAAACTTAAAAGGAGGGCTAGTCGTATGATCGCAACCTGCATGAGAGATAAAGCTAAATCCAATGTCCATATCGCATCATTCAAGAACCAGATGAAATATGGTGCCGAGTATGAAGAGGAGATTGTACCAGGGACAACGATGCTTTTGATCCCGGTGGAAAATGAAAAAATACCAGAAAGTCAAAAATACAGACATTTCATTGTTAACGGGAAGATATATTCATGCCTTTTCGTAAAGTAGGTGATCAGAAGAAAAAAGAAAATTTAAGAAGAAAGATCGATTCTTTTATCGAAGAAGAGATATTCGATGAAAAATCATCCAAAACGATATCTGCATATCGCCGTATCCCTTCTGATTTTGTCGATCAACTAAAAGATGGCCAGGAAGTTACAAAAAAAGATCTTTTATCATATAAGGATCACTTGATCAAAAAATACAAACCATCAACGGTTAATGTATATCTTACGATTCTGAATAAATTTATTAAATATTGCGAGGTTGTAGAAAACACAGATGAGTTTGATTTCACGATGCTGAAAAAACATTATTCAAAAAATGTAGTGAAGAACATTCGCATCCAGGCTCCTGATTCTTTGGACGATATCCTAAATCCATCCGATTTCAAAAGGATGAGACGAAAGGCCAAGGAAAAAGGGGATATGCGAACATATCTAATCTTATCGGTATATGGGTTTACAGGCATCCGTGCTAAAGAAATCGATTTTTTTACAGTGGATGCATTAAAAGCATCTAAAGACTTTGTTCAAGTGACAAACAAAGGAAAGACACGTAAAGTACCGGTACCAGGAACATTGAGAAGAGATCTTCTTCGATATGCAAAAGAAAATCATATTGATTCAGGTCCTATATTCAGGAATCATGATGGGCAGCCATTGTCCTATTCCAGGATCTATCGATGTTTGAAAGACCTGGCAGGAGAATGCAGAGGCATCAAGAAGTCAAAGGTGCATCCGCACAGTTTCCGCCATCTTTTTGCCTATTATTTCCTGGAAGGAAATGAAAGCAGATTGGCTGAACTGGCCGATATACTTGGCCATAGTTCTCTGGAAACAACAAGGATCTATTTACGAACAACGATAAAAATGAAAAAGCAAAAAATGGAAAGGATCAGATATTGATGAAACACACAAAGCAAGAAATATTGAACGCTTTACATGTAATCAAAGATACGTGCTATGAAAGTTATGAAGTAGTAGATGGAGTTAGTTCGTGTTATAAATGTCCGTTTTGTGATTTTGATGGACATTGCACATTTAACGAACAATTTCCATTATCATGGGACATCAAAGATGATGAACCTTGGAGGGCATTTGAATGATGTTGACTAAAGAAGAATGTGAAAATGCGTTAGACAACATCCTATGCAATATAGGAGTGGCGCGTTCCGATTATAGAACTAGTGGGAAAGCTAAAGAAGATTATCACACTTTAAAATCTTTAATCGAAGAACACTTCTCAAATCCACCTTTGAAGTTTGAAGAACTCGAAGAGGGAATGTGGATTTGGGATAGTCAATTAAAATGGTTTTTTAGAATTTCAATTTGTAATGTCAAAATCGAAAACTTTGAATATATTAAATTATTTAAGGTCGAAAAATATGAAGGTGGTTCAATGTTAATGTTTTATGAACCAAATCGTTTTTACAGAAAGCAGGTAAAAGAATGAAATTAACAGAGAACGAATGTTCAGAAGCACTAACAAGATTATTAAGACCATATTTTGCAAAAGTTAGTGTACAGGATGTGTATCACAGTATTAATAAAGGGCATTCAATTGAAGAAGATTCAAATTCACTTACTTTGTTGATTCAGGAATATTTTGATAATCCACCTTTGAAGTTTGAAGAACTAAAAGAAAAAATGTGGGTTTGGGATAATTATTGGGAAGAATATTTTGAAATCAGTGAAGTTTATTCGAATACCAAAGAGATTGACGTCCTTATTCATCAAAATAAAATTAACCAAAAAAGATATGCAACTATAAGATACACACCAAACCGCTTTTACAGAAAGCAGGTGGAAGAATGAAACACACAGACAAAAAAATTGAAAAATTAGGATTTGAAAAAGAAGAAGAAAATAAATATGGCGCATCATATGTAAGATATTGCAATAATTACAAACAATGTGTTGATATTTTACATAAAGAAAATGGAAAACATATTATTCAATCTTATCAAAATAAAACAAATAGTGATGGATTTAATAATTGTGTAGGTCTTACACTTGAAGAAACTAAATTGTTTTTAAAAAAAGCTAAACAATTAAAAAGAAAATATTGGTGGATAAAATGATTGATGAAAAGAAATTGATTGAAGTAATGGAAAGATGGAAAAGAACAGGAATAGAAGAACATGAACAAAGTGCATTTAACCTTGCTATTGATTTGATTAAAATACAACCAAAATTTGGCGAATGGATTCCAGTTGAAGAAAGAATGCCAGAGCAATCTTTAAATAGTGTAATCGGATGGGATGCTTATAGAGAACGTTGCTGTTTTGTTCAATATTACATGAATGAATGGATTTTAGGGAATCATGAATCAGTTAAGATAGTTGCTTGGATGCCAGTCCCGCAACCTTATAAGAAGGTGTAAGAATGAATGGATTAAAAAACAGAATAAAACAGTTTTTTTGCAGACATGAATACGAAGAATATATTAAGAACAATAAATTCCATTCTATTAGTGGAGAAAGAGTTTATATAGTTTGTAATAAATGCAGAAAAATAAAAGGTTCGTATTATAGAGAATACGAAGGAAATGGATACAAATAGAAGGTGTTTATAAAATGATTGATGAGAAAGAATTAATCAGAAAATTGGAAAAAATACAAGTAAATTTTGAGGATTATAAAATCAAGAATCGATATAATTTTCGCGAAGTAACTTTAGCAAGATTGTTTATTTATTTTATTGACAAAAAACTCATTAAAATTGTTGAATCAATGCCAAAAGTAGGGGAGTGGATTCCATTCAAATTAGACGAAGATGGACATTTTAAAAACATTCCGTATGATGGACAAATTGTTCTAGTTTCTGATGGTACAAGTGTTTGGCATGATACGTTTGTAAATAAAGGGGATGGTAAATTTTACTATGCTTTCACTTATACAGATTTAGATAAACTAGCATGGATGCCATTACCTGAGCCATACAAAAAAGAGGTGTAACATGGGGAATTTAATTTTATTAATTATTGTTCTTTCTGCATTTTTTATTATCGATGTATCATGTGCCAAAATTTCAAGCATGATTTCAAAGAAGGAGGAAAAAGAAGATGATTAAATTCTGTCCAGATTTAACAACAAAAGAAGAAGTAAAAGCAATGTTAAAAGGTCAAGGTGATTATGTTAGACCAGTATTGCACGCTTGCATTAAACAAAAGTGCGTAGCTTATAAGAATGGAAAATGCATGAAATATGATAATCATGTTGAAATGGAGCAAGGCAATGATCAATAAAGTTGTTTTAATTGGACGATTGACTAGAAGTATTGAAATAAGAAAAACACCTTCTGGCACAAGTGTATGCGACTTTACTTTGGCTGTTAATAGAAATAAACAGGTAGAAGGTCAACCAGATGCTGATTTTATAGGTTGTATAGCCTGGAACAAGACCGCTGATTTGATGTTCCAATATCTCCACAAAGGTTCATTAATTGCAGTTGAAGGAAGAATACAAACTAGCTCATATGATAATAAAAAAGGTGAAAGAGTATATAAAACTCATGTAGTTGTAGAAAACATTCAATTTTTAGAACCAAAATCTAATGATAAATACACGAATGATGAAGATATAACAATGCAGGCAGAGAAAGAATCATCATATATAAGTAATGAAGATCTTCCTTTTTGATTAGTATATACTTTTACAGATTTTATCAATATTTCAAAAGAAGGAGGATTGGATGAAAAATGAAAATCTTTTTTTCTATTGTAGAATATATATCTTATATAACTATTTACATTTTTATGAAATTAGGTCTTGAATCAATTGGAATTGATAATGACATAATTTGCTTTTTAATCATATTAATTACCATTCTATGTAGAGACTTATGTTTATATGTAATAGAAGAATTTTATGAATGAGGAGTAAAAACATGAAAAAAATAATATCAGTCATTTTACTTAGTTTATTGTTGGTTGGATGCTCAGAGGCAGATCGTGTATCGCATAATTTGTCACAGGAAGCAGACAATTTTAACGATGTTAGGCAAATTACTGTCATGAATTGCCTAAAAGGTGAAGTTCTGTTCCAAATGACTGGGAAAATGTCAATTTATGCAGATACATCAGACAATCAACTTGAGGTTACAGTCGAAGACGAGAATGGAGAATACAAAAAACATTTTATTGGTCTATCAGATAACGTTACATATGTAATAGAAGATATTACGACTGGTGATGTTAGCCAATATAAATACACTTTGAATTTCAATCCAAACATGGTCATTCCATTTGAAGCGGAAACAATCGATTAGGAGGAAATAGACGATGACTAATTTAGAATGGGTAAAAAATAATTTTAATAGGCTTGAATTATCTAATGACGATTCATTTTGTGAGATTGCATTTATATCTAAAACTGGTAAAAGTTGCGTGGAGTGTAAAGGAACATGCTGTAGTGAATGCCAATTTAGAAATATTATACGTGCAATAGGTTTTCTTTTACAAGAACGCAAAGAACCAATCAAATTAAAGAAATGGGAGTATGATCTGATACGAACAAATGATTGCTCACATGAAAATTTATTTTATACTTTTGCCACGTATAGGAATATGAAAAGAGTAGGACATTTTTCAGGCATTAAAGATACATCAATGACTCTTGAAGAAATCCTGAACAATTGTGAGGTAGTGGATGATTAGAAAGTATTTACCTCTTATCATATTGATTCTTGCTTTATGGCTTATGGAAATCATCAGTTTTCCTTTGTTAAAAGATTCAGGACCGATGCCAGGAATGGAGTCATTCTATGAAGAATATCATTGAAATAGTTTTATATGTACTTGGATGTTTTTTAATTGTCATTGTATACACGATATTTGCGTTGATTTTATCATTAATCGTATTTTGGCCAATCGTATTGTTGGTTGGTCTTGCATTTTCCGTAATGTGATGAGAGCAGAAAAAGGAGTTTAAGATGAGGTGGATATGCCAAGATACAATGAATATTTGATGTTGAATCCAAATGATCCAACAGAGGTTCTTGGAGAAGTTACAAGTAAGAAAATTCAAAAGGACATGAACATGAACAACTTCCAATTCAGATCCTGGTTAAGTAGAGGGGGCATGTATAAAGGATGTGTCCTGGTCGAAAAATATTTTGATGAAGATCCGAGAGAAAAAAAGCAGTTTGATCAGTTGGTTTTAACTAGCAATTCAGGCAAAAGATATTATGCTACTTCGGATTGCTGCATCTATGTCATTTATAAAAATCGAAAAAGAAAAGATCTTTCTCTCTATCAGAAGAAAGGGCATGGCAATCAGTTCTTTGTAAAGATAGATGGCAAGGAAGAGTCTGCCATACGTATATTTGCAAAAGCATTTCTAGGATTAAAACCAAATCAAGTTTGCTATTTACAAGGAAAATTATCACTAGAAAACATTAAAATTTATAGCAAACAAGATTTAGCTAGAAAAACAGGAAAGATGGCAAAATCAATTCCTGTAGGATTGTTCATCAATAAAAAGAAAGTTAATGAATGGATAAGTGCAAGAGATGCTGCAAAAGATTTGTATATAAGTAATCAGACTGTATGCGACTACTGCAATCAAAAAACAAAAAAGCCTTTATATGACTTAAGATGGCTTGTTTAATTTTAAATAAAAAGGAGAAATCAAAATGGATAAAGAAAATCAAACGACAAATAACGTCGTAGGTGTCGAATTAATTGATCCATATAGTTTAAAACTTAATTTAAAAGAAGGGAAGTATTTCGCATTAAATATTGAAGACATGGGAATTTACGATATTTACTATGTATCAAATAAAGTTCTTCGTGATATGAAAGAAAAAGGGTATATTTTCATAAAAATAATAAAAAAAGAGGATGAAAAATCTTAAAAAGTTTTTGTAAACAAAAAAGTAAACTTTGATTCGATAAATACTTGTTATTTTTGATGTTAGAAACAGTGAAGATAATATGTAGTAATCTACACATAGAAAGGAGTAGCCATGATTGACAAATTAGTCGATAGAGGATTCGATAAAGTGTGTGATAATCAGGTCCTTTTGATATACGAAAAGGGGATGGACAAAATCACCATCAACAAAATGGCCAAGACGATAAAAGCAGAAAACACATTCAATGGAAGAGGGCTTGAGTTATCGTTTATAGAATTAAAGATCATTTATGAGATGATCAGTGAAATGGAGGATTAGGAAGAAAAAAGAAAACAAGGAACTAAATGACATGATTGCTCGTCAGATCCAGAAGAGTTACACGGCTGACGAGCAGAAAAGAAAAGTTCATAAGTTAGGCACGATTTGTGTGCAGAATGGAATTGATGAAAACGATCTTTTTAAATTGATCAGAGATAGAAAGTCGGTCGAAGACTATGAATGGACATCCTAGGAGGTAAGAGTAAATGGACAGAAAAGACTATATCCGAGCTAAGACAGATATCCTTTGGAGCAAGCTGTATAATTATCGAAGATTCAATACTGAATATTTATTTCTTCAAGATGAGCTTGCCAAACTGGATGAGAAGGTAAAGGATCTTCAAAAGCCAAAAGGAATATCATTAAGTGATGATCGTGTACAGAATCCAAAAAGCCAGGACACGATATTGTTGGAAATATTCACAAAACAAAAGCAAGTGGAAAAAGAAATGCTGCTTGCATTTGGTAAAATGAGTGAAATACGAACGATCATCAACCTTATAGAAGATGATGACATCAAGGGTATAGCAATTAAGAAGTTCATCAATGATGTATCCTGGGATGAATTAGCACATGAGTATTGCTGCGATCGAGGCACTTTGGTCTATAAGATAAAAAAGGAACTTTCGAAATTTCTTCATTTTTCACAATGTGAAAAGGATTAGTGTGTTATTATGATATCGTCGAAAAGATCAGGACAAGAGAGTCTTGGTCTTTTTTTGTGCAATGTTGGGAGAATTGGTGAATCCGATAGTTTGCTAAACTATTGTGCTGTCAGGCACTGAAGGTTCGAGTCCTTCACATTGCGCCAGATGCTGTGTTGGACAGTAGGGAGTCAAGTGGTCTTGAAAACCATCGTCCTTTGCGGGATTGTAGGTTCGAGTCCTACACACAGCGCCAAATGGCAGATTGGTGTAACGGTAACATAACAGTCTCTTCAGCTGTAGAAGATGGTTCGACTCCATCGTCTGCAACCAAAAAGAAAGGTGGATATTCATGGATTATAGCAGTAGCCGATGGCGCAAGAAGCGATTGCATATTCTCAAGAAAGATAAGTATATCTGTCAAGTCATGAAGTGGTATGGCTTGAGGGAAGAAGCAACGATCGTGCATCACATCTATCCTGCGGATGAGTATCCTGAATATAGATTCTGTGATTGGAATTTGATATCTGTATCAGCCAATGGACACAATAAGCTAGAGAATCGATTGACTGGAGAGTTGACAGATCTTGGACGTTGGTTGATGGAAAAGACGATACCTGGACAGGACTGGCGAACGAGCAAAGAGAGGTATTCAATATGACGGAATTACTTGAATCAATCGACATGACATTGAAACTATATCTTGGCTATCGTGCCGGTCTGATCACACAAAAACAAATTGCAGAATATTTAGGCATCGACATCGATGCACTGGAAAAAGAAAAATATTTTTTATAGTCCCCCCTGTTTTTAAAATCGATTTTTAATCAACGAATCTGGGGGAGTGGAGGTTTTTCCAACTCTGGGTGATTTTTGGAGTTCAAGAGAGGCAAGGAGGTGAGGTTCGAAAAATGGCCAACAGAAAAGTGTATGATAAAAAATATCAAATTGTTAAGAAAACCAAAGAAAACATGCAGAATCTGGGCACTTTCAAAAAAGAGTTCGAACCTACGATCCGAAGATATGCGGATGTAAGAATGCAATATGATTCTTTAAATAGATCAATCGCAAAATCTCTAAAAAACTCTGAAGACATTCCACATTCATATTTCAAATCAATTGATAATTTACAGAAACAATTGCTCGTACTTGAAGATACATTGGGTTTGACTCCAAAAGGATTAAAGACTTTACAAAGGCATGGCTTAGAAACGAAGAAAGTATCCATGTTAGAAAAGGCTTTAAGTGGCGGAATTTAGTGGTAAGTATGCATCGGATGTCCGATGGTATTGCGAGCAAAGACTTTCTGGAAAGGTCAAATGTAATGAGTACCAGTTAAAAGGGATTGAAAGATTTTACCGAGATCTTGAAAATGACAAATATGAATTCGATTCAAAGGATGCGGATTTCGTAATCGGTATTATTGAAAAAACGATTTGTCACATGCAAGGTGAAACACAAGAAGGAGAACCTTTACGAGGGACTCCTTTTCTTTTGATGCCTTTTCACAAATTCATTGTGTATAACATTTTAGGATTTTATCACAAAGGAACTTCGATCAAGAAGTTTCATGAAGCTTTGATCTTCATTCCAAGAAAAAATGTTAAGACATGTTTCTCTGCTTCATTGGCATATGCGCTTGGACTTCTTTATCGAAAGAGCGGTTCAAAGGTATATGTTGTTGCAGCTGCATTAAATCAGACTTTGGAAACATTCAATTTCTTAAAATACAACATCAAGCACATGGGTGAAGATGACAATGATGGTGGTCACTTTCATATTATCGATAACAATAATGAACATTCCATTAAAGCAGAGATTGCCGATGGAATGTTTGAGTTGAAAGCTTTGGCTGCCAATCCGGATGCGCAGGATTCGTTCAACTGTAATGTAGCGATTGCGGATGAGATCCATGCGTTCAAGAAGCCGAAGCAATATAACCTTTTCAAAGAAGCGATGAAAGCTTATACAAATAAGCTCATGATCGGTATTTCGACTGCCGGTGATGATCCAAACAGCTTCTTAGCACAAAAGGTCAAATATTGTAAACGTGTACTGGATGGTGAAATCGAAGATGAACAATACTTCATCTTTATCGCTGAAGCGGATATGTCGACAAATGATAAAGGTGGCAAGTATTTGGACTATTTGAATCCAGAAGTTCAAGCAATGGCGAATCCAGGTATTGGGCAAAGTGTACGTGCTGCAGATCTGATGAACGATGCGATCCAGGCGCAGAATGATCCTCAACAGAGAAAGGATTATTTTGCAAAATCATTGAATGTATTTACAAACCAAATCGATACATATTTTGATATGCCTTTGGTTGTTGCATCCGATATGAAATATAACTGGACGATCGAGGAACTGGCAAAGCTACCGATCAAATGGTATGGCGGTGCGGACTTGTCCAAACTTCATGATTTGACCGGTGTGTGTATCTATGGGCGATATAAGAATGTCGATATCTGTATCAGCCATGCATTTATTCCAAAATCTGTTGCCAACCTAAAAGCAGATGAGGATAACATTCCAGTATTCTGGTGGGAAGAAGAAGGATGGCTGACGATCTGTAATAGTAATGTCATCGAATATGAAGAAGTTGTGAATTGGTTTATCAAAGTTCGAAAAGCTGGATTCAAGATCCGATGGGTCGGATATGACAGGCGCTATTCAAGAGAATTCATCTTGAAGATGAAACGTGCTGGCTTCAAGATTCGAGATCAAAAGCAGTTGTACGTTGAAAAGACAGAAGCTTTCAGAGAAATAGAAAAGAAATTCAATATGCAGGAGTTCTATTATCTTCATAACAAGGCTTATGAATACTGTGTTGGGAATGTCAAAGTAGTTGAAGATAGTGACGACTTTGTTCGATTCCAAAAAGTCATGCCGAATCAACGTATCGATTTGTTCGATTGCAGCGTGATCGGATGTAAGCAAATGTTGATTGCAAATGAGAAGTCGACATCTGCATCCATGTTTATTGATTAGTAGGAGGTGATATCTTGTCTAAGAAAAAGAATATCAAAAGAAAACAAACAAGATCTACTTCGAAACAAGATAGATCTTCCTTTGGATTATGCGTAAGTGACTGGGATTCCATCGTTGCCGATGGATATGTTCCTTTATCGCAGAATCCAGAAATTATAAGTGCAGTCAATAAGATTGCCAATTTAATTGGAACCATGACGATCTACTTGATGGAAAATCGTAAGAATGGTGATTATCGAATTAAAAATGCATTATCAAAAATGGTGGATGTGACTCCAAATCCATACATGACACGTTCGACATTTATTGCCGGAATCGTGCGCTGCTTACTTTTAGAAGGTGACGGAAATGCAGTGATTTTTCCGAGTACGAAAAGTGGATTATTGGAAGGCTTGTATTTATTGTCACCTGGTACTGTTTCATTTATCCAAGATGGCTTTGGATATAAAATGGGATACTATGGACAATACTACACAAATGATGAGTTGATCCATGTAGTCATGAATCCAGATCCTTACTACCCTTGGAAAGGGACTGGATATCGAAAGTCTTTGAAGTCAGTAGCAAATACACTGAACCAAGCTTCATCGACAAAAAAAGAATTTATGGAGAGCAAATGGAAACCATCGATCATTGTCAAAGTTGATAGTATGACCGATGAATTTTCTTCAAAAGAAGGAAGATCCAAGTTGCTAGAAAAATATGTTTTATCAAACGAAGCCGGAGAACCTTGGTTGATACCAGCCGATGGCTTTGATGTAGTACAAGTGAAACCATTATCACTGAACGATCTAGCGATCAGTTCAAGTGTTGAAATGGATAAAAAAACGGTGGCCTCTCTATTAGATGTGCCACCTTTTGTTTTGGGTGTTGGAAATTTCAATCGAGACGAATGGAACAACTTTATCAACACTCGAATCAATGTGATTTGCACTGCAATCCAGCAGGCATTCACACGATCCTTGTTGATCAATCCAGATTGGTATTTCAAATTCAATCGCAGATCGTTGATGTCTTACGATCTTCAAACACTGTCGACGGTGGCATGTGATTTGATGGCACGAGGCATCATCAGTAGAAACGAAGCAAGAGACTCTATGGACTATTCACCGAAGGAAGGACTAGACGAACTTGTCATGCTTGAGAATTACATACCAGCAGGAATGATCGCAGATCAGAAGAAATTGAGTCAAGGAGGTGAGAACAAATGAGAGGTGAAAGACAGATAAGAAGTATCCATTCTAAATTTGAAACTCGTGAAGATGAAGGGAAAAAATTCATCAGTGGATACTTTGCAGTGTTCAATTCAAATTACGAATTATGGGACAAGGCTTCTGAAAGTATTGATCCACATGCATTTGATGAAACATTGGGAAATGATGTACGTGCATTGATTGATCATCAGACGCATTTGGTTTTAGGCCGAAACAAAGCTGGAACATTGACATTACGCATTGATTCTAGAGGGCTTTGGGGAGACATCGAAATTAATGAGTCCGATCAAGATGCGATGAACTTATACGCTCGTGTTCAAAGAGGGGACGTTGACCAATGTTCTTTTGGATTTGATATCCAGGAAGAAAAATTCGAAGAACGTGAAGATGGTTCAGTACATTGGACGATTTTAAAAGTGGATCTCTATGAAGTATCTGTTTGTACGTTCCCTGCATATGAAGAAACATCTGTTTCTGCACGTAAAGCCGACTTGAAGTCAATTGAAAAAAGAAAGGTCGATCGATTTAAATCCGATCTTTTAAAACGTTTGAAAGGAGACAAATAAGTATGTCATTAAGAGTTTTGATGGCTCGAAAAAAAAGAGATAACGCTAAAAAGCAACTAGAAGCTTTAAGAGCAAAAGATGCTGAATTTGAAAAAAGAGAAGCTGAATTAGCTGAAGCTGTAGAGGAATTAAACGAAGAATCTACTGAAGAAGAAAGAGCAGCAGTTCAAGAAGAAGTCGATAAATTCGAGCAGGAAAAAGCGGATCATGAACAAGCTAAACAAGATCTAGAAAAAGATATCGAAGAAGTAGAAAAAGAAATCGAAGAAGTCGAAAGTAAACATCCGGAAGAACCAAAGGATCCGGAAGTTCCAACAGATGGTGAAGGTCAAGAAAGATCAAAAGGAGGATTTAAACCAATGAACAAAAGAAGCAAATACTTTGGAAACACAATTCAGGAACGTGATGCATTCTTTGCTCGTGAAGATGTAAAATCATTCTTAGGTAATGTTCGTACTGCAATTAAAGAAAAACGTGCGATTGATAACGCAGGTCTATTAATTCCTGAAGTAATGTTGCCAATTATCAAACAAATAGCAGAAGAACATTCTAAATTATTGAAACATGTAACAGTTCGCAATATTTCTGGTACTGGCCGTCAAAATATCATGAATGATATGCCAGAAGGCATTTGGACTGAAATGTGTGCTTCATTGAATGAATTATCTTTAGGATTCAATGATGTTGAAGTCGATGGTTATAAAGTTGGTGGTTACTTTGCAGTTTGTAATGCAACTTTGGAAGATAGCGATGAAAACTTAGCTGCTGACATTGTAGAAGCTTTAGGTAAAGCTATCGGTAAAGCGAAAGATAAAGCGATCCTTTATGGATTTGGAACAAAGATGCCTTTAGGAATTATCACTCGTTTGATGCAAGAATCTAAACCAAGCGATTATTCAAATACTGCACGAGCTTGGAAAGATCTACATACATCAAATGTATTTACTGGTACAAACTTAAAAGGTGTAGCATTGTTCCAAGATATCGTTGATAAATCTTCTTGTACATACAATGATTATTCAAACAGTGAATTGACTTGGGTCATGAATAAAAAGACTAAGAATAAACTGATGATTGAAGCAATGGGTACAAACATGAACGCTGCAATCGTAAGTGGTATGAACAATACGATGCCAGTTGTTGGTGGTACGATTGAGATATTGAATTTCATCCCTGATAACACAATCATCTTTGGTCAATTCGATTGCTACTTATTTGCGAATCGTTCTGGTCAAAAGATTGAACAATCTAAAGAATGCCGATTCTTGGATGATCAAACAGTATTTAAAGGTACTGAACGTTGCGATGGTACACCAGTCATTGCAGAAGCATTTGGTATTATGACGATCGATGATACTGCACCTGTTAAAACAATCGCATTTACAGCAGATACAGCTAATGATGCAACTTTGGAAAATTTAACATTAGGATCTGAAACATTGTCATTCAGCCCAGATACTTATGCATATAATGTGACTGCTACTGGTACTGATGCACAAGTAGATGCAGTTGCAGCGCAAGATGGTGCACGTATCACTGTTGAATATGATGGAAAGAAAGTCAACAATGGTTCAAAAATCAAATTTGAAACAACAGAAAAAACATTGAAGATCAATGTTAAACATGGAATGGGAAATACAACTTATACCGTTAAAGTTAAGAAAGCCGCTGAATAATCATGCTATTGGATAAAGAAGATAAACTTGATCTTTTAAAGCGTAATCTTCAAACGAATACAACTGCCAACGATGAATATCTAAATGCTTTGTTGGATCAATCTACTGCTCTGATGAAACGTAGAGGAATCATTGAAGAGGACTCGATGGATTATCATATGGCACAGATTGATTATGCTGCGTTTCTGTTTAGAAAGCGTGCGAATTTAGAAGCACCATTTCCTGAACATTTGAAACAGGAGTTGAGAGATATTTTGTTCTCTCAAAAAATGAAATGACATTTGATGATGGCATTGTTAAGATTTATGAAAAAATAAATGAAGCTGGCAAGGGTGAATTACCTAAGCCAGCTCTTTTGTTTAAATCTTGGCATTATTTCTCATTTGGCATTTTGGGTTATGGCCGCTATTACGAAGCAAAAAAATTAGATGAACAGTTGGAGGATGTAATCAATATCGAAAGGAATCGCCAAATCCATATAGGAGATATTGTGGTCTTGGAAGATGGAACACAATGCAGTATCAATACCATCAAACATTTAGAAGATGAAGATGGAATTGGCTATACAGAATTGGCTTTGGGACATATCAATGAACAGTTTGATTTCAAAAATTAAGAAGATCCATACCGCTTTAAATTCGATTCAATTTGATCATATCTATCATTACGATGCATCGACTTCCTCCAGTAATCGGTATATTGTGTGGCAAGAAGAAGCACAGGCCGATTCAAATTATTTGAACAATAATTTGGAAGAACAGACAATACAGGGATCCATCGATTTTTACACCAAAACAGAATTTGATGATTTGGCTGATGAGATCCAAAAAACATTGATTGCACATAACATCGCTTTTTCTTTGTTTTTGATTCAATACGAAAAAGAGACTGGATATATCCATTACACATGGAACTGGGAGGTTTCGTGATGGCTAAGATTGAAATGGGTAAAGGCTTTGATGCCTATCTTTTAGAATTAGAAAAATGGGAAAAGAAAGACAGTGTACCAATCATGAAGATGGCACTTTATGATGGAGCAAGTGTAGTACTGGATGCATTGCATCAGGAGATATCCTCATGGTCCGGAAGTAATCCAATGAACGGACCGACTTCAATTGATAAAAAAGACCTTTTAAAAGGCTTGGGTATTTCACCAATGGACTATACTGGTAATGATTTGGATGTGAAAATTGGGTTTGCTGGATATGGACATAAAACTGCCAAATACAATGAAAAAGGAGTTCCAATTCCGATGATTGCAAGATCGATCATTGCTGGTACTTCCTTTCGTAATAAGTATGATTTTGTCGGTAAAGTTGTTAGAAAAAATAGAAATCAGTCTATTGAAAAGATGGACGAAACATTAAATAGAGAAATAGAAAAGAGGTTCAATAATGGCTAAAAAGGGTTTATCGAGATTGTTCTTCGCAAAATACACCTATGCAGCTGAATCTGGAGTCAAATATACAGAAGGGTGCGAAACAGAAAAGTTAGCTTCTTATTCAGTTGAAACAGAATCAAGTGATGATAGCGATCTTTATTTGAATAATGGTGTTGCTGAAACAGAAAAAGGACGATTCACAACAGGAACTTTGACACATTCAACTGGCGATTTAACGAATGAAACTTCAAAATTGATTTTAGGCTTGAAATCAACAACAGTAACTGTTACTGGTATTGATGGCGATGGTGTTGAAGAAATGATCTATGATGATGATGTAAAGGCAATTGATTGTGGTGTTGGTTTTGTTGAATTGCATCAAACGAATGGAAAAGAATTCTATCGTGCAATTGTATTAGCACGTGTTGCCTATAATCTTCCAAACACTTCTGCAAATACAAGAGGTGAATCGGTTGAATGGCAAACGCAGGAAGCAACTGCTCGTATCTTACGATCTGAACAAAAGGATAGCACGTATAATCATCCTTGGAAATACAGTGCAGATCTTGACTCAGAAGATAACGCAGTAAAATATATCAAACATAAATTGAATATTACTGATTCTGAGAAATAGAGGAAATTGAATGTTAACAAAAGTGATTTATATCGATATTGATGGAAAAAGTTATCCAATGACTTTTTCCCTTGCTTGTTTAAAACACATGGATTCAATTCAGATGATCGCATCAAAAGTGCAGAAGAATCAAAGTATATCGGATTCTGCAGAGGTCATTGCACGTATGCTTTCAGCTATGATCACAAGTGGTTGTTATTATTGCAATGAAATGCATCTTACAAATTATAAAAACTCACCGGCTGAAAATGGAAAGATCAAACCATTGTCTGAAGAAAAGATTCTGCATTTTATTCCTGCCGATGAACAAAGCTTGAAGTATGTTGTTCAGAAGATCCAATTATGTGTAAATGTATCAAACGCTAAGAGCATCAATGCAGTGAATTCTGTCAATTCAAAAAAAAAGAAGAAAAAGCGTTAAGAGGAGATAGTAATCTCTACCTTTATGCACGTGCAATAGGGTTGGGGATGAAGCCTGCTCTAGTGATCCATATGCCGATGGGAGAACTATCTGAAATTGTGGATTGCAATCTTATTTTAAATGGATATTGTGATGAATATCTAGCATCAGATGATGCATATGTAAACGTAGATCTAGAGTAGGAGGTGTATATCGAAGCCATATGATATTGGTCCGAAAATATCGATTAAAGGTGAAAAAGAATTTAATCAGTCGATCCAACAGATTAATCAATCTTTAAAAGAGTATGGTTCTGAATTAAAAGCAATTTCTACTCAATTTGATGAGCATGGAAACAGTCAGGATGCATTGATTCAAAAGAATCAAAATTTGCAAAGGCAATATGACCTTCAACAACAGAAAATCAAGTTATTGAATGATCAACTGGAAAAGCAGACCGCTTATTTGAATGAGCAAAGGCAAGAAATCGAACGATTGACTGCTGAATATGGAGAGAACTCGAAAGAGGTTCAGAAAGCAAGAAATGCGTATGCTTCGACTGAATCCAGTATTTCAAAATTAAAAACATCCATCAATGAAACAACATCGTATTCGAATAAATTATCGAATGATATTAATAAGAATAATAAGATGTTGGATGAGATGGCATCTGGGTCAAGAGATGCTGCAACTGGTTTAGAAAAAGTCGGAGACTCTGCCAATGATGCATCCAATGATTTAGATGATATGAGTTCATCAGCTGATGAACTCAATGAAAATTTTAAAAAAGCCTTTAGTGCAGAAGCGGTTGCTGACTTTGCTTCAGGTGTAACAGACAGCTTAAAAGGTGTAGTCGAAGAATCTAAAGAATATTTAAAAATCATGGGTTCTTTGGAAACTTCTTCTAAGAATTTAAATTACACAACAGCCGAAACTACGCAAACATACAATCTATTGTATGGAGTGTTGGGTGACACACAGACTGCTGCTACAACTACTGCCAATCTTCAGGCACTTGGTTTGGAACAACAGGATTTGATCAATATCACCAAAGGTGCAATTGGGGCTTGGGCAACGTATGGAGATTCTATTCCAATTGATAGTTTGGCTGAATCTATCAACGAAACGATTCGAGTTGGCCAAGTGACAGGTACATTTGCCGACATGTTGAACTGGGCCGGAACCAGTGAGGATGCCTTTAATGAAAAGTTGGCAAATTGTTCCAGTGAATCAGAACGTGCAAAATTAGTGCTTCAGGAAATGGCAAATCAAGGATTGATTGGTGCTGCCGATGCTTGGAATGCAAACAATAAGAACCTTGTCGATGCAAATTTGGCACAGGAAAATTACAATAAAACGATGGCTGAATTGTCTGAAACGATCATGCCATTGTTTACTACGGTCATGCAAATTGTGACGGAAATCGTTAAATTGTTTACACAATTGCCAGAACCAATTCAATTAGGGATTGTTGCGATATTAGGCATCATCTCATTACTGTCCGGACTCGCTCCAATCATAACCGCTATTGGAATGGCAAGTGGAGGTGCGGCGGTAGGAACTGGTGCATTATCTACCACATTATTACCGATTGCAGGAGTAGTGTTGGGTATCATCGCAGCAATTACTGCATTGATTCTAGTGATCCAAAACTGGGGAGCAATAACGGATTGGATTGGTCAGAAATGGGATGAATTAAAACAATGGGCATCCAACCTTTGGGAGGGCATCAAAGCCTCCTGGAATGAAGGCATAGAAAATGTTAAAAATAAATTGGATAGTTGGGCACAAGGAGTTGCTGATACATTTTCCAATGCATTAAATTCAATTAGTCAATGGATATCCGATACGATATCTTCAATCGTTGAATGGGCATCGAATTTAGTAAGTAAAGGAAAAGAAGCAATTGATAACTTTTGTTCAACAATTGGAAACGCTGTATCGTCATTGCCAGGTAAATTCCTTCAATGGGGACGAGATATGATCAACAATTTCATTCAAGGGGTCAAAGATAAATTGAGTGGTTTGTTCAATATTTTTGGAAATATCACTGGATGGATTCGAAAGAATCTGCATTTCTCCGTGCCGGATGAAGGTCCTTTGGCAGATGCTGATACTTGGATGCCGGACTTCATGGATTTGATGGCAAAAGGAATTCATGACAATCGAACAAAAGTTCAAAAGGAAGTCATGGATTTGGCAGATATGATGAAGTTAGAACCATCATATAATTCAAGTAGTCGAACAGTCACAAATCCTACGATCGTTGTAAATACAACAACATCGCTAGATGGTAGAGTGATTTCAAAGAATACAGAAAAGCATATTGGAAATAGACAGGAAAGTTTGGCATATATGAAAGGATGATCGTATGAAAGATGATATTTATTTAGACTATAGATCATGCATCAAAATGGGATTGTTTCCGGTCAAACCGCCTGTCATTCCGACTGCCAAAAAGCAATACAATGAAGTCACAATTCCAGGAAGAGATGGTATCTTTTATGAAGACCTAGGCACATACGATGATATCGTGCTTCCTGTTGAATTTAATTTTCAATCAAAAAAGAAAACAGTTGATGAACGCTTCCGATATTACAGAAGCGTTCTTTTCAATGTTAAAGAATTGATGCGTGATAGTGATCCAGATATGTATTATCGAATTAAAAAGATTGAGATAGGCAATTTGGATCGTGGCACTTCCAATACGATAGGCACGTTCCAATGTGATTTTACATTGGATCCTTATGCCTATTTAAGAGCTGGCAAAAAGAAAATGACTCCTAATCGAGTAAAATTCAATCGATATGATGTATGCCATCCAATTTACGTAATTACTGGTGAAGGTGTTTGCCAATTGAAAATAAATGGAAATACCGCATCATTGAATGTGACGGATACAGTTTATATCGATACAGATTTACATCTGTGTTATCGAGATGATGGCACATGGATCAATACTTCTTTGAGTGGTTATTATGAAGATCTGTATTTGAAACATGGAATAAATGAATTGTCTTTTTCTTCCGGATTTGATGTTCGAATTATTCCAAATTGGAGGACGATCGTATGATAAGTATATATTCTCCAGGCAATGAAGGTTTTGAAAAGAATGGAAATTGTACTTTATTTCCGACTTCCTGCTTAGCACATTTTGAAATCAATGGTGAATGGACCGTCACAATGGTACATCCACTTGATGAACGATCTGATTTTATAGAAAAAGATGCAATATTGAAAGTTCCAACTCCATATGGTGATTTGTTATATCAAATTAAAAAATATGACAAGTCGGATTACGATGTTCAAGTAACAGCGTATCCGATCTTTTTAAGAGCCAAAGGATTGGCTCCTTTTTTATGGGATAAACGAGCAGTCAATTGTACCGGTCAAGATGCATTAGATATCATCCTAGGGGATAGTGTGTATCAAGGGGAATCGAATATCACAAAGACTTCGACTGCTTATTTTGAACAAATGAATGTGATCCAGGCGATTAATGGAGATACAGACAATTCCTTCATCAATCGATGGGGTGGTGAAATTGCCTGGTTAAACAATAAAGTATTGATCAATGATAGACTTGGTCAAGAGAATCAATTCAGGGCCGAATTCGGATACAACTTATCAGGGGTAACAGAATCCTATGATGATTCAGAAGTGATCACTCGAATTTATCCTAAAGCATACAATGGATATATGCTTCCAGATCATGAAAGTATCGATAGTCCTTTGATCAATAACTATACAGAACCAAGACCGCAGATTGTCGAGTATTCAAATATCAAACTAGCTTCTGATGCATCGGAGAATGATGCAGAAAATGGAGTGATTGTCTGTGATACATTGGATGATTTATATGATGAATTGCGGAGCGCTGCATCCAAAGATTTTGAAAATGGATGTGATCTTCCAAAAATAACATATCAAGTATCTTTGGTTGATTTATCGAGATTGGATATTTACAAAGAATTTAAAGATTTGGTAACGATAAATCTTGGTGATTCTGGAAAAGTTAGACATCGTAAGATGAAAATCGAAACTACGCAGAGAGTCATATCAATGGATTATGATTGTATTTTAGAAAAAATAGATAGCATGACATTGGGAAGTGATACTGCTTCCTTTTTTGAAAAAGTAGGGTCAGTCACAAGCTCTTATGAAAAAGTTGTCGACATGAAAAGCAATACTGTCATTGCAGAAAAGGTGCAAGGCATTATCAATGCAGCAAAAGCATCATTAAAAGCGCAAAAAGATGTGGCACATAAACAAGAGATACGTGCCATGCTGTTTGAGGATTTGGATCCAAACAGTCCAACCTCGGACTGGGTATGGGGAACCGCTATTGATTTTGAATCGATTATTGCTGATTACATCATCACAGGTATTCTTTCAGATAAAAATGGAAACTTCTATCTGAATATGGACACCGGTGAATTGGTCATGAATGATGGTACGTTCAAAGGGGTGCTAAATACGTACAAAGATGTAGGTATTGGCAATTGGTTATATCTAGGAACGCAAGCTACCGATGGTAACTTTTCAGCATCTGGTATGACAGTTGGGCCATTAGGGTCAGGCACCGAGAATAAACCATTGATAAATATGTGGGGTAATCAAAATAATCGTTCAGGATCCATAAATATTCTTCCATTTAGTGGCGCAGATGATTGTAGTATTTTTTTGACTCGTGATAACAATGGAAATTCAATTCAATTGAAAACTTCAGCTTTAACAATCAACGGAAAAGGTGGTTTGACAGGAACATACCGAGTAGAAAATTCATTAACCGTTGAAAAAGGATTAGTCACAGGAGTCAGCTAATGGCACAGTCATTTCAAACATTTGTCAACACGTATAATGGGACTGGTCATGATGTGGATGGCTATTATGGTGCTCAATGCTGGGATGGTTATGCATTTTATGATCAATGGCTAGGATATAGTCCGATCCATTGTACTGCTACCGGCGGTGCACGTGACCTTTGGGAACGGAGATACTCCAATGGAATGCTGAATAATCACGATATCGTGACTGGTTCATTGCAGGATGGAGATATTGGTGTTTGGACCAATGCATACGGTGGAGGTTATGGTCACGTTGCCATGTATTACAAAGGTCAGTGGTTCGGTCAAAACCAAGGCGGTCCAGCTTATCCTGGTGGAGGTGCAGTATACAATATTGTTTCATTATCTTATCCAGATGGTGGAGTATTTAGACCAAAGTGTTATGCCAGTGGTTCCGGTGGAACAAAGAAAGTTTTAGAACTGAATCTTCAGAACGGATTAGTTGTTGGCGCAAGATGGATAGAAGTTGAAATCTAGGAGGTGATGTGATGAACTACATATCTTTTAAAAATAAAGATGTAACTCACGTCATAGATTGCATGCAATACGATACAGATCGTACTGCTGAATTTATGATAGAAGAAGTTGTCAAAAATAAAAATATTACGTATGAAATTGAAACCACAAATGAAAAAGAAGTAAAAGGAGACTGTACGATATCAGATGATAATGTGGTCTCTTTTTTGATTCCGGAAAATGTAACAGCATCTCCTGGTATTTACAAAGGTCAATTAATATCAAGAGATAGTGCTGGGTCATCAGCTCAAATCAGCAGTTTTCCTTTTTTGGTTTCAGTTGAAAAAGCAGTGCATGATCAAGACGATCCATATGAAGTCGCATTGTCTGAAGTCAGACAAGCGACACAGGAGTGTATCGATGCAACTGAAGACTTGAATGATATTAAGAGCGCTGCTCAAACTGCTACAAGTTCTGCCAATAGCGCTGCTTCATCAGCAAATGCAGCCGCAAGTAAAGCGAACACTGCAGTTAACACAGCAAATGCTAAGATTCAAGAGATGGAGGAAATTATCGATCGATTTGGTGATATCAATCCAGAGGATTTGGTGACTCCAAGTGAATTGAATGCATTGAGAACAGAAGTAATAAATCTGATCAATGGTATCAAGAATGGTACTACTGATGTCATGATCGAAGTGGAGGGTTCATAATATGCGAACTCTCAAATTTAATGTACGTGGTCAGACTTTGGAAAAAGATCCAAAGTGTGATTATGGCAACATTGTCGCTGGATCCAAAGGATATCTATTATTTGAATTCAATTTTTCAGAAGAATTGAATGGATATCGAAAGGTCGCATGCTTCATTGATGGGCCGGATATTGAGTATGTACCAATCATCAATGAGCGATGTATCGTTCCAGACAATGTGACCGACTCAAGAAAGATATCATTCTTTCTGACTTTCGTTGCAAATGATCAAAAGTTTGCGACTAATAAATTATCAATCAAGCAGGAGGTGATTGTGCAATGAAAACATTAGATGATGCACTAGCTGTCCTGGATACTCAACAAGAAGAGATTCAATACTGTACGATCGATCCAGAAACACGTGAAATCACTGTGCCGGATACATATAAAATTTTAGGTGTTGAATCCGATGAAGATGTAGAAAGGGTCTATTTTAAATGTCCAAAGATCGTAGGTGACAATATAGATCTTTCAAGTCTTGTAATTTTTGTAAACTATCAAAATGCATCTGGAGAAAAAGACAGATATTACTGTGATGATGTATCGGTAAAAGGAGACGAGATCACATTTAGTTGGTTGATTTCTCGTAAATGTGCGAAGACTCCAGGCACAATCCAATTTATTGTGTGTGCCAAAAAATCTGTCGAAGAAGATGTAACTAATGAATGGAACACAACGATTGCTGAATCTGAAATATTGAAAGGTTTAGAACCTGAAACTTCAATTCCAGAAGATCAGCAAGACATTGTGATGCAATTGATAGAGAAATTAAATACATTGATAGAAATGGGTGGTGCAGATGCACCATCGTTCTATATCAATGACGAAGGCCATTTAATCGCAGTATATAATTCATAACGGGGGGGGTATAAGCAATGGCAAGAGAAGTAGATTTAGGTGTAGTAATTCCTAGTATTGGTTCAAATGGTAACTGGTATGTTGGAACAACTGATTTAGGAAAGCCAAGTCGTGGCGCTCAAGGTGCCAAAGGAAACACAGGCGCTCAAGGCGAGCAAGGAATCCAAGGTCCAGCCGGTAAAGATGGTACTGGTGTTAACATCAAAGGTTCTGTTGAGAATGAAACCTCACTTCCAGGAACTGGTACAGCTGGTGATGCATATTTAGATGGTAGTGGTACTCTTTGGGTTTATGTTGGTTCTGGCGGAGATTCTACAAATGGAAAATTCAAAAACGCTGGTAACATCAAAGGCCCAAAAGGTGACAAAGGTGATAAAGGCGATAAAGGTGATCAAGGAATTCAAGGCCACAAGGTGACCAAGGTCCTCAAGGTGAAAAAGGTGAGGTGACCAAGGTCCTCAAGGTGAAAAAGGTGAGACTGGTGCACCTGGTGCTAAAGGTGAACAAGGTCCTAAGGGTGACCAGGGTGAACAAGGTCCACAAGGTTTACAAGGACCAGCCGGTAAAGATGGCATCACTCCAGATTTATCAATCGATGAAAATGGTCATCTAATCGCAACTTATGACGAATAGGAGGTGATGGCAATGTCAAGACGTGTAGATCTTGGCAAAGTGGTTGGTCCGCAAGGGCCACAAGGCAATACTGGTGCAAAAGGAACAGATGGAGTTTCTGTAACAAGTGTTGAACAGACTACCACTTCCACAGCCGACGGTGGAACTAATGTAATTACAGTGACATTATCAAATGGTACGAAAAAGACATTCAATGTCAAAAATGGTAGCAAAGGTTCTACTGGTGCAAAAGGTGATACTGGCTCTCAAGGACCTCAAGGAAAGCAAGGTAATACAGGTCCTGCCGGTACAACTCCTACGATAGGGAGTAATGGTAACTGGTACTTGGGTGCGACTGATACCGGTAAACCGAGTCGAGGTGCTCAAGGTCCGCAAGGTGCAAAAGGAGAAAAAGGGGACACAGGTGCACAAGGCCCACAAGGGCCAAAAGGTGATACTGGTCCTCAACCAGCACTTTCAAATACATTGACTTCAACGAGCACTACAGTCGCTCTGACTGCTGCACAAGGTAAAGCCTTAAATGATAAAATCACAAACATTTTAAATGGTGTATCTGCACCAATGACAGAAGTTTAGCCACTTGAAAAAGTGGCTTTTATTCTGCCTATTAAAAGGAGGAAATTCTTATGGCATTATTTAAATTTAAATCAAAAGGAAAAACTAGACAGTTAGTCGATTTAATTTATCCGGTCGGCTCTATTTATATAAGCACTGCTTCAACCAATCCAGGAACCTTGTTTGGTGGTACTTGGGAAGCTTTCGCTCCAGGTCGAGTTTTGATTGGAGCAGGTCAAGGAAATGATGGTACTACAAGTATGTCCTTTAC